TCAGAACTTAACACCGCAGGGGGAGTTTTTGTATTACCTAAACAAGTAGGGTTATGCTTTGTGGAACCGAAAAGCGTAACTCTTTTTTTGTATGCTCCACATAGCAAAAGTGCCTTATGACTAGCATTAAGGCACTTTATAGATTCAATCTTTCCCCAACCTCTCCGAAATCTCCAGCACAAGCTTCTGATTCTTCTCAGAAAGCCTCGATACGCTGTCCATGATTTTCTGTGTCAGAGCAGGGTTTTTGCTGTCATCGTCGAAAAACTGCTGATGATAAAGATATAGAGCAGATAAAACGAACCATGCTTGAACGTGTCGAAAGTATCGAGCCTAGAATAAGAGATTATGCAGAAGAATGGCATATCAACATATTCAGACAAAAAGATCTCCGTTGGAGATATAAGAAAAACTCAGCTTATCACTACATATGGTGTTGGCGCTATAGTTGACTTTAAGAACGATACTGTTGTTATCGCTTCTACAGACGATTGGGACTATTCCCCTAATGACGCTGATGAGGTAGAAAATCGAAAAATATTTAATTTTTTAAGGAGCTTCATCAGCTTTTTGGCTTCTCCTTTTGTGATATGAGTTGTTACACCTTTAGATATCTCGCCGTCTTTATCCAACAGCTTTATGCTGCTAAGCGTTTGTAGATATCCGCACCACATTGCATACAGCGCTCTGATTTTCACTTGTCCAACTTCTTCTTTCCAAAAAAACAAATCAAACAGAATATCCACCACGTCTTTTACAAGAATGAATATCACCGCCGCCACCTGTCCCCCAAGAGATCGGCGGTATCTACACTACGCTACTTTTCAGTAAGATATTCATTTCTGTCAAACAACTGCTCAATTGAAAGATTTTTAAACCTCGGAATGTTGTATCCAAACGGCGAGTTGAGAGCCTTTACAAAGTCTTTCGTATAGCCGTGATTTTTTAAAAGATCGTCCTCATACTTTATTTTCTCTTCTTGCTTTGTGTCATTTTCCCTTTTCGTGATACAGCGCTGCATAACATAATGATAAATGGAGAAGTAAGAATCCACTGTACGAATATCTCCTATGTATTCTTTCAGTTCACGAACTACAGTAAGATGAGCAATACAGTTGCGGTATTTTCTTGTCATGCTGCTGTCTGCATTATTGATATCAACTTCGACGCACTTACGCAGCCGCCTGTTCTTTTTCAAGAACAAATTCGGCGACTTATCACAAAGTTCACAAAGCGTCTGTGAAAGTATCCTGTAGTCATTTTTCAAGTTCTTTGAAGCCAACTCAGGAATTATCTCCTTATACAGCCCAAAATCACGTTCAAGGCAGTGTATCGCAATAACATACCTTGCATTGACATTTACAAGATTTTTCACCAGCAGATACATGACCGTAAGATAAAGCCCGATAACAGCCTTTGCCCTCTCCTTAGCCACGTTTTCTCTGCCCTTTGCCTGCTGTTTCACATTTTTGAAATCATCAAAGCTGATGTTCTTTATCATTCTCGCAAGCTCACTGCGCTTTACTTCCAAAGAACTGTTCATGTCAGGAAATTCCACACAACTCTTGTAATAACGCTCTATCTGCGTGTCAGGGATACCCCCAAGAACAAACATGACAACTTTCTCATTCTTAGCCACTTTTCTTATCTTCTGAGCATTCGCATACTTGATAAGGTATACAAACCGAGAGGACTCGATAACATTGTTTGTTATGAAATTCCTCAGACCATGTATGCCCTTGCCTTTTTCTTTAAGTTTTAAAATCTCGCTTATCCTATCGTCCGTGATATTGTCGTCTATACCGAGTATAGTCAGTGCGTCACGGAACATCGTAAGCTTCGCCGAAGCCGCAGGCTTTCTCATGGAAGCAATGTTCTTTACGATAAAAAGCTCGTTGGTTATCCTCTGGCTGTCATTGAACAGCTTGTAGCCCGCCGTAAGCTCACACTCAACATCAACAGCAGAGCTTTTCATTATCTTCAAAAACTCCTTGATGTTATCAAACTTGCTGATAAGCGTTGTAAGAAGATCGTTTATCTCCTTGCCGTCAAGAAAATATGTGAGCATATATATCATTTTGGAGAAATACAAAAGGTCAGACGCATTCTTCTTTTCGCTGTCAATAATTTTCTCATCAAAATCCATGTCAGCCTTGCCAAGCTCCTTGATAACGTCACCGTTCATGTGGTCGGCGATATTTTCAAAATCATTCCTGAATTTGCCCCAAAGCTTTGCCGCTTCATCAGCATATATCCCCTCTTTTTCATCATCGGTCATTGAAAAACGCAGTTTGCGCACAAGAGCTTCGCCTGCGGCAACGTCATTTCTGTAGTAGTTGCAGAAAAGCAGAAAATCCATAAGCTTGTACATCTTTGAGCGCACAGAGTCATATTGCTTGTCCTTAAATCTGAAGCCGTATTCGTCCAGCATTTTCTCACGAAGCTTTTTGATAGAAAAACCGAGATTTTTCTGAGATTTAAGCACAATGAAATCGTAATAAAGGCGTATGATATCATCAGCCTCATAGCCTTTCATCATATCAATAAGCAAGCTGATATTGACCTTGTTGCCCTGGATAAAGCCCTTATTTATAGAATCAAATCTCTCATCTACAAGATAGTCAAGGGTTTCTCTGTATTCGGAATCAATAATGTCAATAAAGCTGTAAAGGTCTTCATGAAGCTTACTTGACTTATCATGGAAAACACTCTGCCTTATCTGCCCCACAATTGCAAGCATATGATAAACACGCTTTTTGTAAGCTTGCGAAACTCTTGTATCCTTTGTCTTTGGCTCTTCAAGGCCGAAATAGCCAAGACGCTTAGTTTTCAGCAGGTCATTGAACTTTCTAAGGCTTTTTCTGATATTCTTTTTCTTATCGTCAGATAAAGTGCTGCCATTAGGGTTAGTGAAAACATCATAAGTATTTTTGGCAGAAAGATACCCCATAAAATCGTCATGACTTTCAGACTTCTTTATACCAAGCATATTGTTCAGCGCATAAACGATATTCGTTACATACACCGCAAGTATCTTTTCTATATCCAGAATGTTGTAAATAAGCTGGATATGTATATTGTCATCAAAAGTCTTGCCGAAAAAGCGCTTTTCAAGCTCCGATTTAAGCCCCAGCATATCCCATCTTACAGGCGAGCTTTCACCGCTTCTGTGAGTAGGGTTTGAAGTATTTATCTCCACTCCGCTCCCAAAGCCATGCTTGCTTGAAAAAGTGATGTTTACTTCGTTTACACCACGAAGTTCGATATTGCTGCTGTCCTTTGATGAAAGCTGAGTTTTGTTGTAGTCATTATTATCAACCTCATATTCAAGCACAGCAGAATTGCCCTTGCCGAAAGAGGTTATGTACATTTTATTTTCGCTGACAAGAATAGACTTCATTCCTGCCGCCTTTACGGAGGATTTTTTCTTCTCTGCCGCAGGTGCAATGACCTCTGCAGCAGGCATGGCAGCGATCGCAGGAGCAGCGTTATTATTTATCTCAGCCGCTTTGAGCTGTCTGGCTTTTTTCTGAGCCTCACGCAGCTCTCTAGGCTTCATTTTATTCTTTTTTGCCAT